TTACAGCAAGAGATGCAACAAGCGGCAGAAGAAGCCGCAGGAATCCCTTCGCATACTTCTAATGAGAATAAGCCAATGCCTCTCGGTGCTACTAAAGCAAGGAAGTCAGATGGCACTTTTGCTGCTAAGAAGAAAGGTAAGAAGGAGTGACCTTCTATGGGTTGGTTGTTCAAAACACCAAGCGATGATGCAACAGAAGCAACATTACGAGCCTTACATACTCAAAACACTCTTGATAATTATTATGAACGCGGGAAGGGACTCTTCTTAGCAATTATATTTTCAATATTAACAGGATTGGTTGTTTCGTGGTTTGAATACGGAACAGATTACAGCGTTTGGGAAAATACCGTTGAATGGACCAAAGATAAGGTTGTAGGTTGGGTTTCTTGATATGGTAGCATTAGCAGGTAGCGCACTTATGGGTGCAGTAGTTTATGGAAAAGAACTGTATAACTTCTTGAAACCGCGCAGAATTGGTGTATATGGACCTACTTTAGTTGGTAAAACAACACTTGACCGTTTTATGCAGACACCGGGAGAAATGGAAGAGGTTGATGAGCGCACCATGCACGCTAAACGATTGTTACATGGTGGGCATGTGCTTCCGCGCGCTACAAGAAAGCGTATCAGGTGGCAAGGTGAGAAAAGAATAGTCCATTCATCAGATATTGGCGGCCAACAGCGTTTCTGGAACTTGTGGGTTGACGATATGGTTGATAGACAAGTTGAAATTGTTATTTTTATGACTGATACTCGCGCATTAGTAGGTAATGGTTCTCAAGTCATTGATGTTGTTGGAGGATTAGAGTTTCTTGTTGACGCGTTGATAGAGAAGCGATGGAATTACCGAAGACTGAAAACAAGATTAAAAGGTAAGCGATACGCGCCTAAGCAAATATGGATTGTTGCCAATAAAGCAGATGAGTGGTGGGATGAAAAAGCAAACATATTGTGGCAATCTAATAGATTGCGTGAACATAAAGTATTCGATGTTCATAGGCCAGCCATGCGCAGACTTCAGAAAGCAGGGATTCCTTGCCGCGTCTCCATGATGGCTACGAATATAGGCTGGAATGTCGAAAAAACAATGTTAGAAATGTTAAATTGGTGAAAAAAATGCTCGGAACACAGAATCAAAACGATTTATTAAGACTTGCCGCACAAACGAATATGCCTTTGGCTCAATTACAACAGCAAGCGGCAGTTCAGGGCGCAATGCAACAGCAAGCGGGCGTTATAGAAGTGCCTCAAGTTAATTTTTACCCTTCAAGACACTCTAATCCTGTCAAAGCGCGCCGTCAAGACATCAAACAAGCGTATAGATTACTAAAACCAACAAAAAGACCTCTCTTATCTCCGCGAAGATGGTGGTTTGGTGGTAAATATCGCTATAATACTAACACAATGCGATGTTGTATTGACGGATGTGATGCTGAGAATCTTATTCGGTTAGCAGGTAACATTTATGACCAAATAAGTGATGATGAAGACGGAAAATCGCTATGGGATTTGTATTTCCATAACCCTGTAACGAATGAACCTCAAGCCTTTATCGCAAAAGAGAATGTAACGAGTGGTCGTAACATGCGTGGCACTTACTGCCCTGAACATTTGCACCTCTTCCATATGTTAACGAAGTGGGAACGCGAAGAAGAAGTCGAACAGGAGTCAAAAGGAGGCACACTCAAAGCAAAATTGAAGAAAGGTGTATCAGTAGTGGCTATTCCCATCTCGACAATCAGAAAAAAAGACAATACCCCTCCACAACTTGCACCCTATCAACCATTTTTCAACATGTTAGAGCGCGACAACATACCAATTATGCATTTAACGAACGCGGCTACGGGTGGTAATGATATGACAATTATAGTGTTCGATATGCGTCAATTTCAAGGCGGACAGAACAACAGATTGCTATACGAAGCCCTTGCTATGAATCAAATGCAACAACAAATGCAGAACGGAATAGAACCCGCGCCACTTCCGCAACAATCAAATGAGGGTAGCATGTGAGGTGGTATTATGGGATGGTTTAGCAGTAATGAAGCCCAACCTCAGTCGGGCGCAATCAATCTCGGTTTAGGTAATAACCAACAGCAAGTTCCTATGCAGAACGGGATGTATCAACAACAGGCCGGTATGCCGCAACAAGGCGGATGGGGTCAGCAGCAACAGCAGAACCCGTGGGGTCAGCAGCAATATCAACCCCCACCGAGCGAAATGGAGATTATTTCCGCGCTTATTTCAACAAATCCTTCAATAGACCGTTGGTTATCAACCGATAATAATCTTCAAACCATTGTTCAGTTGCTAAGCAGTATTGTAGCGGTATCTGTCAATCAAATACTCGCTAACTGCACCATCAAAGAAGATGGAGACTCTATGAAGTTTGATTTTAGCGCGGTTCAAGGAATGCCAACTCCTGATAGCGTAGCGATGAATATGAGTCAGTTACAAAACTCAGCATCAAATGTCGTTCAGCAGCAGTCTATGCAGATTCAACAAATGGTTTCTATGGCTAACCAAGGTAACATGCAAGGAATGTTAGACTCGGCTATGGCTGACCCCGGCATGATGCAAAGCGTTGGTGGCGGTCTTGGGTCGTTAGTTCGTTCTATGGCAACAGGAGGCCGTTAAGATGCAAGGAGATTGGACAGGCGGTTTGATTACCGCAATGAGTGATTTTAGCCATATGCGTAAGTCTGTAATTGTTGATATGATTATGGTTCAACTCATCAGTCTAACACTTGGCTGTTTTATGGTTATCGCGTTTAATAGTGGCTCGATGGATTCAACAACTCTGTCGTATTTACTCGTCACTTTGTTTGCCCTTTTCAGTTTCACCGGAATGGTCTATCGTAAGTTTGCTCACGGGGATTAACCATTTCCCAACAGGGCATTGACTCGATGTTAAAGTGGATTTGAACTTCATAAAGCATCCACACAGGGTGCATCTTGGTGCGCTAAAGTGTTCACAAGAATGACATATGCTTAGTCTTCTATTTCTTTCTTCTTCGTCAACCTTACGATTAAGTAAGGAGTCCCTGACACCTGTTCCAAGACTAATTGCGCTCGTTATACTAATAGGAATGCCTGCGATTCGGGCTGTTTTCTTAGGAGGACGCACAAAAGTAGCCTAAGCGCAAGCGTTTTCAAGTGTTTCGCTTTGCACATACATGTGTCGGAGAGAATCACCCGCGCATCTTGCGATTTTTGTCAAGATGAGGAACGCGACAACTTAGAGCAGTTAATGACTGATGGCATGATTGTTGCTAAGCAGTTGGATAAAGATAAAAATTGGCGCGAGGGAAGTGCTGATAGACATTTTCGTAACCACATGGGTGAATATCACATGGCTTCTAATAGTGAGTGTTTATTTTGCACATCTTTGAAGCGTGAATCTCTCGAATTGGCTTATTATAATGCTACAATGCCTACTGAGGCAATAGCAGAAGATATAGACATGCCTGAATCAAGTGTTTACCATCATTTGAAATATCATTTGAAACCAATTGTGCAAAGAGGTGCTGCTAACATTATTGCTATACAAGCAGGTAATGAGATGGAATCTATACGCGATAATTTAGGTAGGTTGAATGGGGAATTAACTCATTTTCTCGATGATGCTGACCGTAACGACCCTCAATATGTTCGCAATATTGTCGCTTTACATAAAGAAGTTCGCGATACTGTCACTATGATGGCTAAGGTTCAAGAGCGCGCCGCAGGTAGCGTGAATGAAAATCTTAATGCTCAAACAATTAACATTCTTAAAATTGAATTAGCAAAAGAGTCCCCTGAAGTATGGAAGAGGTTAAGAACGAAGTTGATAGGTGACACAGATGAATGAAAAAACTGTCTATGTTCCTTTCATACAATGTGATGATTTGACTAATAGAGATTTATTATTATTGAACAGACCTCTAAGCACAGAAGAATACCCTTTGTTTTTCAAATTAGCACATCATGTCATTGACCGTTGGCATCATGCTGTTAGCAACATGGCTCCACACATATATGCTGAATATCACACTCATCGAGGTATTCTTCGTGATGTGGAAACACAATTCAAAATAATGATGGTTGATGATGGTGAGAGGTTTATACAAACCAAACATATTCTCATTCACCAATTAACAGGTATTCATACAATGTTTAGCGCGTATGCATCTGCTTTCAAAGATAACGAAGATATATGTTTATTTTATTACAATATACCGAGTATCTTGCAAAGGTCTTTTGAGTCCTTGTGTTGTGGTGATGATTAATGCCGATGGGAGACGGGACTGGTAGCACTTCGGGAATGCGGTTTAATCCGCGTCAAAGTCCCGAAGAAATTGAAGAAGATTCTTCAGTTGGACGCGAAGATTCGCGAGAACGCGAACTCCATGAGGCTAAAGAAGAGCGTAAGCAGGAAAAACGCGCGCGAATGTTAGAAGGTCTTCAACATTTGAAGATTAAAATCCCTCAACAGAATACTGAAGACGAAGAAAGACCTACCGAAGAAGCCGGTGAAATAGGGCAGATGGGACAAGCCGATGCAATAGATGGTGCTAACCCGCGCGCCAATGGTCAAGGCATGGGAGTTATGACTGGCGAACCAATGGATATGGCGTTTGATGCTATAAAAAAAAAGTCTCCCTCCGTTACCAAGCCCAAAGACCACGAACCAAAGCACGACACCGATAAACCTCAAAAAACGACTACTATTGCGACAGTTCGCTCAAGACAGCGCGCAGCAAAGGGTCGTAAGAAAAGAGGGACCAAAACTCTTGAAACTGAATCAAATAAACGCAAAAAGAAGGCAGGAAGACGGTTAAAGTCCGGTCAAATGCGTAATCCGGGTAGTCAAACATCAATGGCGGCATCTCAACGCGCTGTTCAGTTATCACCTGCTTATAGTCGAGGAAGTGTGGCTTATCCTAATTATGTAAGTCAATTCACGGGTCGAAGTCGTCCTAAAATCGCTTACGACGACCCAAGACAAAAAGAAGCGGAGGCGTTAAGAGGTGAAATTAGGCAAGTTATGCCGACACAACCTGTCACACCTTCTATTCCTACCACTACTACGCAATCAAGAGTGCCACATGCGATACGCGGGTCACCAAAGTATCGTGATATAATGACTAATGTAAAAGCACCTCATACTCCTCGTAAACCTGATACTCCGATGGGTGCGGGTCATTCAAAAGACCACGACTTAGCCTCCGGTGGGGCTTCTATGTTTGACTCATCATCTATTCTTGCTTCTCTTGAATACATTAACAAGGGTATTATTGGTAGTTACTTACAAGGAAAGGCTTCAAGACCGCGCATGAGTCATGCTAACAGAATTGAATACCGTAGACTTGTTGCTAAACTTGAAAAATTACTTAGAGGAATGACAAGGAAAATGGATGCGAGTCTTGACCCGGCTCCTGATGGTCCGACACCAAATGCTCACCCTCGTATGACTTCTGCACCCACAGGTGCTACTGAAACAGACCCCGACGACGACCCTACAATGTGGGGAACACATGCTTATGGTCTTTATACGCGTAGAGGTGGCTTGTGATGATAGGTGAAATAATCCTCAAGGGTAAAGGAGTCTTCAAGCAATTGAAAGACGGAACAATGGTGCGCATGTCGTTTCCGGGTCCTGATTCACCCCATAAGGAAATGTCTCATTTTCATATAGACCATAAAACCAATTTACCACACAAAGAAATGGATGGACAGGTGCGCCATTGGCCTAAAATGGCTGCTGCTCATTTTCTTGCTGATGAGTTAACGAAACAGGGTCACCCTCAAGAGCGTGCATTGATGATGGCTAAACGCATTTTCAATAAGAGTGCGAAAGATTTCAACGAAACTAAGCGTAAACATGGAGATGATAAAAACATCATGGATGTTCCATTTGATGCGGCAGGAGAATTACATCCTGCGTATATGACAAATCAATATGGTTCTGTTCATGAATCAAGAAGAGTCCCCACTTCAAGAAGGACAGTAAAAACACATGATGGTAAGATGATAAATCTTTACGCGAACAACGCGCCTCACCCCACAGCAGGTCGCGCATTGGAGTCAGCGGCTTTTCATGACCATAAGGAGTATCAAGACAATATCAAAGCATTAGGGTTTACAAGTCAATTAGGTGAGCAGTCAAATGTTTTTGAACCTCAACATATTATTCGCGCACAAGGAGAGGATGGGGAAATGAGAAGTCTTTTGCATCGTTATAATTCTAACGATAAAGACCCTACTCATCCTGATAATAGCAAGTTCCCTGAACATCACTCAGACTCAAGACGCGATAAAGCAGTATATGGTCAAATTGGACCTGCTGATATTATTGCTACTCTCGCAGAACGCTATCCTCGTTTCTTCATTCCACATACAGGAGCAGGTCGCCCGCCGGAAAATGTTGTTGAAGATTTAGTATCATTTGGTGTTAACAAAAGATTAGCGCAAAAAATGGCTCGCGTCCCTGTTGCTCAAATGATGTTAGGAAGGGGTAAGGCTGGTTCACCCACCCAATTCAATAATCTATTAACTTCGATGCATAATTATTTAGAGATAGGTTCTAATCCTGATGTTGCTAATATGTATCATAAGCATAAAAGCCATTGGGCTAAGAAAGTCAAAGGTATGGATAGAGGGAGAACCGATGGGGCTATTCGTTTACTTTCAATGTTGAAAACAGCGGAAGAGGCTGAAATGGATATTTCCCCTGCGCTTGGTCCATCTAACGCACCACCAGCAATGATAGATGGTTGGAATAAGTTTGCAATTCAAGCGGGTGGGGAGCCAATTGATTTTGATGCTTTAGGTGTAGCAGAAGAAGCACACAGTATGCATAATCGTATGGACCAAGATACTGCACATTATTACGATACCATACCTGCTCACATAGATATGGATGAGGGTGCGGATGTAGGAGGGCAAGAGCCAAGATTACCACCCCCTGACGGTAGTGGCGGAGGTTTAGGCGGTGGGCCACCATTAGACAAACCTTCAACTCAACCACCTGCTTTTGACGACCCATTTGCAAATCAGGGTGGAAGTGTTCCGATGCGCGCAACAGGAGGTTTCCCACAATTCCAACAATTCCCTGCATTTGCTACATCAAGCGACGACCCTATGGGTGCAATCGCGACAATCATGGAACGCGTTCAAATGCATGACACATGGGAAGACGCGAGAGTTATGAAGATGGTATCTCAAACAAATCTTAATCCACAAAACAACAATGATATGTTGTATTTAGCGAAGGAACTTAACCTTCAATCAAACGATATTAGAGCAATTGCTATGACTATCGGTGATTGGGATAAGGTAGCGAAACATTTTCAAGTAAGACGCGATGTGGTTAACATAATCAAAGCGTCGTGCATGGAGGAATCTGTATGAATATTGAAGATGAAATAGACTGGAATAGCAGCATGGTTAAAGATGGCGTAGTAGTTGGAACAATGGATTACATGTATAAGAAAGGTCATACTTTGCAAGAGGCAAACTATGTTCTGTTCGATGATACAGATACAGGTTACGCGCCTATTCTAAAGGCTATGTCAAATGTAAATCAAACTCACCCCGACATTCTTCTTAAAGAAATGATTCTCAAAAATCCGGCGGCTGCTATGGTTCAGCAGCAGCAGCAGGAGCAGCAGCAGCAGCAACAACCTGCTCAGCAAGACCCTATGGCGGGTCAACAGCCTATGGCGGGTCAACAGCAAGGAACGGGAACGCCACTTGCTTCAACAGGAGGAGCAACTCAATTTGGAGGTAACGCACCACGCGGTATGATTAGTGATAACACTCAAAACTTCCGCGCTACAAGCGGTCGCGATATGCGCCGTGAAGGGCGAGCAAATCGCGCTGAAATCAAACAACGACGCAAAACTCAAAACTTACAAGACCGCGCGGATGCAGATAAGCCTATCACCGCGGGTGAGAAAGTTGCAGATATTGCAAGTCGCGGCGCAGAAAAAGGCAAGCAAGCATATGGTGCTACAAAAGATTTCGCGACGAATACAGCCGGACCTGCTATTGCGGCAGGTGCAAGAGGTGCTATGGAAGGTGCTAAAGCAGGAAGAGATAAGGGCATGGCTGCACTTAGAGGCGCGAGAGATTTCGTTTCCGATAAGATGGGTCGCGGTGCAGACGGTGAAGCAAAACCCGGTATGTTAGGCAGAATGGGTGCAATGGGTCGCGGTCTTGCATCTGCGGCAAAGCATGGCGGTAAAGCATGGGCTGAGAATCGCGAAGCAAAACGCGGTCGAGTTTCTAACGAAGGCGCAATGAGTCAATCACAAGAAGATATTCGACGATTGAAAGGCGGTATGCATAGTTCGGGAAGTGGAACGCCGGGCAATGCTGAACAACAAGAACAGTTGGCTGGACTCGAAAGCGACCAACAAGGTATTCAAGATAAACTCAATGACCCCAACGCAAAGATGAGTTGGAGAGAGAGAATTAAGCAAATCGGAAACCGCGGTGCTGAAGAAGCACCTGCTGAAGAAGCACCTGCTGAAGAAGCACCTGCTGAAGAAGCACCTGCTGAAGAAGCACCTGCTGAAGAAGCACCTGCTGAAGAATTACAAGAAGATGTTCCAACA